GATTCTACGAAGAGTCACATACATATCCTCAACAGGGTACACAATACACAGCTAGGATTTGTTTTGACACTCCTGAGGACGTTCTAGAGTTAAGCTTTTATGGTAACGACTAAATACAACTAAAAATGGCAGCAGTAATAACATCAATAACAGGTTTACAAAACCTACCCAATCTGCGAGACTTTAATGCAGATTGGAATTCACTAACTACAGTAAATCTATCTGGACTTGCAAATCTATTATATGTAGATATAAGTGATAATTATGTACTTGATGCTAGTGGTGATTCATCTTTAACTAGTGTTAATCTATCTGGTTGTACAGCTTTAGAAGAACTTCGTTTGGACGATAGTGATTTCTCAGCTGGCATTCCTAGCCTTGCAGGACTTACTAGTTTGACTAACCTTGATCTGGATCAATGTCTTATAACAGGAGCTTTAGATCTTTCTATGCTTTCTGCACTAGAAAGCTTTGATCTTAGTAATAACACTGGTTTAACATCAGTGACATTACCTGCATCAAACATTAACGATGCTAATCTTTATGGCACTGCTCTTTTACCTGCAGTTGTAAATACTATATTACAACAATTAGATGCTAATGGTGTAATAAATGGATATGTAAGCATGGAAGATGGTACAAGTGCTGCTGCAACAGGTGCTGGTATTACAGCTATATACAGTTTAGAAGCTAAAGGATGGCAAGTTTATACAAATGCCCCTACAACTACTACAACAACTACAACTGTAGCACCAAATACATTTAATGTAACTAATAATGGTACAGGAAATTATGTAATAGATGGAGTAGCAAATCCTACATTGAGTTTAGTAGAAGGAGAAGTATATACATTTGTTATAGCTGCAGTTGGACATCCATTCTGGATTAAAACAGTAAGTTCAACAGGTACAGCAAATCAATATAATACTGGGGTAACTAATAATGGAACAGATAGTGGAACAATAACATTTGTAGTTCCAGTTGGTGCACCTGCTACGCTATATTATAATTGCCAATACCATTCTGCAATGGCTGGTACAATTCTTATAACACCATAATGGCTAAATCATTATTTCCAGAAGAAATGTTAAGTAATGCAACTGGTAGCGAGCTCTCATTAGAGAGTATCGCTGCTAAGCTTACTTACTTTCATGAGCAATTACATCTGACTCACTGGCAAACAAAAAGCTATGCACAACATCAATCCACAGGAGCATTGTATGATTATGTACATGATTTCAAAGATGGATTGATTGAGAAACTTATGGGCTATACAGGTAAAAGACCTGGAGCTTATAAAATAGAACCTCTTATAGATTGCACAGCTGAAAAATGTGTATCAGATATAATGTCATTCGCATCATCATTAAAGATGTATGGAGAGAAGAACTCATATCATGATGTATGTAACTTAGCTGATGCATTATCTGGTGAGGCAGCTAAAACTAAATACCTATTAACCTTGTCTTAATGCAAGTAGAGAAGAGATTCTTCCCAAAAATAATGGCTGACAATGATGCAATATATTTCTCGCATCTAGAAGGCATTATAGATTCAGTTGATGAATTATCTACCATGGAAGTTGTAAAACATCCTGATCATTATTCATTTAGAATCGCTCCTTCTCTTCCTATGTATACAAACATGTTAATAGAGGAACTCTTTAAGTTCCATAATAGATTTCAGATCAAACTAAATATGAGTAAGAGCATTAAAACAAATGCAGTTATTTCTTTTGAAATTGATTTGGGATGATTATATTTGTTCAAACTAAACCAAAAATAAAATGCACATAGTAAAAGACGATGAGACAGGCGCTACAGTAGTTCCTGCATACGACCCTTCAAAGAAGTACACTTGGCATCAAGATGCCCAATTCACTCTTTCAGGTAATGAATTTGGAATGATCTTAAACTCATTACGTGGAATTGTTTCTACGCCAGAGGCTAGAGTTATACTAAATGCAGCAAGTGCTGCTGACGTTATTGAAAGTGTGATGGCCAAAGCTGTTGAGACAGGACTAGTTATTGAATATCCAGAACAATAAATGAACATTAGAGAATTTGATATGGGCAAGTACATCTTACTGATTGGTAAGGATGCCACTGACATATTCAAATACTATAAGGTTAAAGAAATGCATGGGCTAAATCTAAAAGATGCTCAAGCAGAAGAGGTTGATAAGACTAAAGGTAATGGTGTATACATCTATGGGTTTACTAATTATGACCCAGCAGATAAAAGGCTAACAGCTAAAGCTCCTTATAAACCTTTTCTGTTTTTAAACATGGGCACATTTAAAAGATATAGTGCTGATGAACAGAAGACAGCTATAATGCATGAAACAATGCACATGGCTCTTCTCCTATATAAATGGGATGCTGAGAAAAAATCAGAAGAAATAGTAACAATGGCTGAAGATGAGGCTAATAAAATCATCAAAAAACTCAAAGGTATTAAAGTTATAAAATAATGGCAAAAATGAAAAAGATGGGTGAGTTATCTGCAGGTGTAGGTTCTCAACCTAAACGTCAAGGACCTGTAGACCCTAAAGGTGCATGGACTAAAGTACAAGAGCGTACATTAGCTGGTACAAAAAGTGGTAAGCCTGTATTGAAAAAAGATAAGCAACTTGGCGCTACCAAGATGGGTGCTAAAAAGAAGAAGTAAAACATGATCTTTGAGCCTGTTAACAGAATAGATGTATCTACACCCAAAGGTGATGGAACCATTTGGCTTGTTACAGAATATGGTCACGAAACTGATACAATGTATACAGTTATCATTAATGCCACAGGGGAGCTCTGGCAATTCATTCACAGAGATATTAGGGTGAAACCTAATGTAACATTTAGAAGGTATGGCAAAGCAATGGATTCAGAAGGCAACAGCCTCAATCAAGCGTAGAGGTACAGAGGGCAAATGCACTCCTATCACTAAACCTGGNTGNACNGGTAAGGCTAAAGCTCTTGCCAAGACATTCAAGGCTATGGCTAAGAAAAGAAAAAATAAATAAATAAATATGAGAAATAATTCTTTAAAACCATACGCTAGGTTTCTTAAAAATGGTGATGTAGTACCAGGAACTCTTGCATTATATAAAAGCGCCCCTACTGTTGGTATTTGGAAAGAAATGCAACCTGTAGAGTATTTTAATAAAACTACTAAAAGTTATAGTGGAGTGATTAATGCTACATATCCAAATGCTTTATTAGCTAATAGTGTTGCTTATAGCTTAGTAAGTTTTCTTGATAGTTTAGGTGCTAATGCATATGATACTGTTTTAAATTCTACAACATGTTCAGATGATGTTAACGCTTCTGAATTTGCTAACATATTTAACATAGGTCAAAATCCTCCAGCATTAAATAACTATCTTGGACCATTTATGGGTGGTGGACTTGCTGGATATCCTCATACAGGGATATTAGGAGCACAAGCTTGGCAAAGTCACACTACATCAGATAATAATACGAATGGACCTTTGTTATTAATTAACATGCCTCACATAGGAATCACACAACAAGCTGATCTTATTGCAGCTAATGATAATGTAGGTAGAATGTTAAGAAGAGGTAAGAGTTCTGCAACAAGTGACAATACATGTGGAGCTGTAGCAACAGCTATTGCTGATGCAATTACATTAAATGGTGTAGCGCCAGTAGCTACAAATGCTCCTTTTATAAATAATTATCAAAGATATGAACTTGCATTAATTGTTTATGCTTCTTATGCTTATTATAACACTCATACATATTCAGAGAATATGATTCAAGCTACAGAGCTTATAAGAGTTGCAAGTTATAATATATTACATAATACAATTATTCCTGCATTAGGATCTGTAAATAATTTATATTTATTTAGTGGTACATTTATCAACGCTGATGATGGTTATTCTGCATTTATTAATATTAATTCATTAGAAGTTAGAACTGGATCAACTTGGACATCTCTTACAACAAGTTTTTTAAATAGTTTATAATGGCAAAGATAACACCTGTACCTAATGGTCATCTTATAAAAAAAGATGGCACATCATTAAAGAATGGTGGCAAGATAAGCTGCTGGACTGGCTATGTCAAGAAAGGCACCAAGAAAAAAGGTGGTAGAACAGTTAATAACTGCGTTAAGAAATAATGAGAAAGACTACTAAACTAGATGCTTTCAGCAAGGTTAAGAAAGCCATGAAGCCTAAGAAAGAAAAGATGTGGATGACTAAGGTTAAGAAAGATCTATCTAAAGTTCAACCTATTAAGAAAAGATAATGGCAAAGAAAGCTATCGTTAAAGCTGGTGGTCAGACACATAAGGTATTTAAGAAGAAGGTTGATAAGGGTATAGGTGATAAAGGAGATATAGTTGTAGATCATACAGCTGGTCCTTCTGCTGGTAAGTGGGATAAGATTAATCTCACTGCTAAATCTAGAGCTAAAACTGTTAAACAAGGTGTTGCTTCAGTTAAGAAGTGGCATAAAGATAATCCTGACTATGGCAAAAAGCGAAGCATGGCAAAGAAAGGAAGGTAAGAATCCTTCTGGTGGCCTAAATGCAAAAGGTAGGGCTTCCTACAACAGAGCTAACCCAGGTAAGCCTGGTTTAAAAGCTCCACAACCTGAAGGTGGTCCTCGCAAGAAATCATTCTGTGCTAGGATGTCAGGCATGAAAAAGAAACTAACGTCTGCTAAAACTGCAAACGATCCTAATTCAAGAATCAATAAATCTCTACGAAAGTGGAAGTGTTAACATGAAAAAATTAAAGAAAGCTCAAGTTGGAAGTTTAGTAAAAGGATTAATTAAAAGTGCAATTAAAGGCACTGAAAAAGCTGCAGTTAAAAAAGCTCCTAAAGTGTTAACTTTAGCTGAAAAAGTAGAAGCTCAAAAATTTGCATTAACACCATTTGACAAAAAAGTGGGAAGAGAGACAGATGCAATTTTAAAAAGGTTAAACATTAATAAGTACAATGAAACTCCTCCACCAGCATTCAAATTAACAGCAGAGCAAAAAGCTAATAATGATAGAATTCTTAAGAATGCTAACAATAATATGAAAGCAGGTGGAATGATTAAACGTGCTGATGGATCTATGTCTAAGCGTGGTTTGTGGGACAATATTCGTGCCAACAAAGGAAGTGGAAAGAAGCCAACTTCAGCAATGCTAAAGCAGGAAAAGAAGATTAAAGCTCAAACTAAAAAGAAATAATATGAAAAAGGTTATTAAACGTAAAGCTAAAGATGGTGATACAGTAGAGAAAGGTATCACAAGAACAGGAGAAGTTACCAAAAGATTAGGTTTTGGTGAGGGCTTTAGAGGAGATATGAGAAACGCTATGACTACTGATTCTACTGATTACCAAAATACTAAAGCTAAAACTACTGCTGGTAAAGTTCTTCGTGGTGCTAATAAAGTTGCAAGTACAGTTGCACGAGGTGTAATGGCACCTATTGCAGCAACAACAAGCGCAATTGGTTCTGGTATAAAGGCAGGGGTTAATGCTATCAAGAATAAACAAGATCTTAATAAGATTCCTAAACAAAAAATGGGTGGTAAAGTAGCACCTAAGATGATGATGAAGAAAATGTCTAAAAAGAAATAATATGAAAAAGATGATGATTAAACCTGCTACTAAGAAAACTATGAAAATGGGTGGCAAAGCAAAAGATGGTGGAGAGTTTGGTATGTTATCAGTGAAAGCTGGTATCGATAAGAATCCTAATCCTACAGCTGCTGATCGTATTGCTGGTGCTAAAAAGAAAGCTAAGTCTGGTGCTTCTATAAAGAAAGCAATGATGGGCTCATCAATGATGGCAGATCCTATGATGAAGAAAGGTGGCTCTATGAAGAAATGTAAATATGGCTGCAAGTAATTCAGGAGCAAAAGAGTTACTTGACACAATGATGGATGTTATGGAAAACATACAGAATTGTGATGACGCTGCTTATGGATTAAGAATGAAGATTTTAAATAATATTGATTATTTGATAGATGCTTTAATGGAAGAATATGAAGAAAAAAAAACCTGTGCTTAAAATGCACAAGCCTGCAAAAGCACCTAAGGTGGCACCTCCTAAACCAATTAATGGTAATTATATGAGAGAGGCTGACACACCAAGTAGACTTAAAAGTCCTATGCTTCCTATGAAGCAGAAAAGACTTTCTAAATAGATTTTTGTTCGTTTCGATTAAATTTGTGATTCATTTTGTTAAGTAAAAAGGGAACCATGTGGCTCCCTTTTTCTTTTTAAAATAACTGTAAATAATTATCATGGTTTCCCCAATAAGGATTTGTTTTACTTAAATCTGTACTAGAATATATATTATAATGAGACGTAAAATGATGTCCATGATTAATATGAACAGCAGGATTTACACATTCCCATTGAGTTCTAACGATATTACCTACCTGAGGTTCAATTAATCCTGAATTATTTACTAATGCGTTAGCTAGAATAGATTCACAGTGAGCGATAGCCTCATCAAATCTCATAGTCATTTGATGAAAGGGCTCATGTTTGGTTGGCACTCCTTGGAATCCATCTTTACATATGCCCATATAGTTCATGTTAGTTATAACTTCTCCTTCATTTACATCAGGATAATCAAAGTAACTCTCTGGGTACAACACATCATGTTCTAGAAATGACACATATTTATAATTGTTTATGTTTCTAGCTACATACAACAGTTGCATAACTTGCAACAATTGATTTAGATGAGCAAACGTTTGTGTCCAAGCAATGTATTCAGGAAAAGGATTTTCTGGTTGAGATCTCCACATACATGTAAGAATATCAGCTTTTCCTTCAGCAGCTTTTTCTATACTCTTTAATGATGCAACTATGGCGTTGTTGATTTTTGGATTAACATTGTTTGAATAGAATATACCAAGTCTATCATTATTACTAGAAGGATAGACAAGTAGTCCACCCTCTTCTACTGTTATAGTTTCTGTATCAACTCTTACAACTAAACTTTTTCTATTTCCTGGTGAAGGATCTCCAACAATATCATTGTTTGCCATAATGATTAATCTATTGCCTTTAACTTTAGATCTAACTATGTGTAAACAATCTACACCACCATAAGTTGCGCTAATTATATTCATTACCAAACAAGGATTACATCAAATGGTGATACTAATAACTTATTCTCACCATTGATAGGGATCACTGGCGCTTTACCTAAAGATGCTGGATCTACCAAGATCTCATCACCTACCTTGATGTCTGTAACAAGATCACCAACAGCATGCACTGTAAGCTTATTAAGCTTTTGCATCATTTCTCTTTCAAGAGCTTCTTTTGTGTTGTCATCAACAATAAGTTTACCTTCATCTTTCTTAGGAAGGTCTAGTAACAATCTGTTACCACGTAGTTTTTTAAAATCAGTCATTATGCTTCAATATTAGTTAGTTTCTTAAATCTTGCAATATCATCACCTTTCAAATGAATATCTGATTGGAAGATGTCACGCTTACGTTGTACACCTACTACTTTGCCAGTCTTAGGATTGTGTGTAGGAACCTCCTCAACACGTTCATGGATATCATCTAGTAGAATAACTAGCTCATCATTAAATGCAATGCTGCGAATTACTTTGTTTACATTAAAAGAGTCTGTAAACTCTTTATCACCCTCTATACGAGTGTAAAAAAATTGGTTTGTCATTGGTTTATTTTATTTAAAAGTTCAATACGTCTCTTGTTTACTTCTTCAAATTTGTACATACATGATTCAACATCAGTATGCTCATCCAAAGTTAATAAAATAATATTAGATTTATCATATTCTAGATCAGGATATTTATTCTTAGGAAGGATGTGATGAAAGAATGTTGATAATGGTTCCTTCCCTAAGTAATCTCCACTCACTTCTGAGTAATGTTTGCGTTCTTTCCAGATTTCTAAGAACAAGTTTCTCATTGTTTCTATCTTAGTCTTCTGCACAAACATATCACGCTTAACTGATATCAGCCCACCTCGTTTAGGAGTGATGGGTTTACGCTTGATGTGACTCAAACATAAACCCTTTCCCCATACACGATTGTTGCAGCCATCTACACTACACTCCTGTGCTACCATGTCCTGCTATTCCTCTTTCTGTTTCTGATAGTTCATCTACCTCTACATATTTAACTAATGGTACTGGCATGATTACCAGCTGAGCAATACGATCACCCACTTGATACCATCTAGTAGCTCCTTTTTTAACATTAAATGTTATAAAGATCTCACCACGATATCCAGAGTCTATAACGCCTACAGAATTAGCCATAAATAAATCTGTTTGACGTATGGAAGAACGTGGAAATACAAGTCCCACCATTCCTTCTGGTATCTCTACTGCTAATC